GATTTCTACTGATATAATTTTATTTATAGTAAAACTTTCTTTATCTTTGCATTAAAAAGGATAACAATATGCAAGGAAGTAAATATGCTAAAATTAAGACCGAGACGCCCGATTGGTATGTTGCACGGCGTTTGATGCGTGAAAAGAAGAAGAAACTTGTTGATGCCGCTGCTTTCTTTGGCTTAACTGTTGGAGGAATGCACCGTGTTATAAATGGAGTACCAAATATCATTCAAGCAAAGAAACTTGCAGAGTTTTTAGAAGTCGATTTTAATGAGTTATTTGAATTTGATGACACGAAGACTAAATTTATTTAGTTTTTCTTGTACATAAAAAATATTTTTATTATCTTTGCATCGAAAATAAAATAAATCTATTGTATGGCAAGAAGAAATGAAGATGATAAAGATGTAAAGGAATATCGTGGCAAGCGTTTCGATATGCGTGCTTTAATGGCTAAATATGATGTATCTATCAGTGATTTGGCTAACGGAACTGGACTTTCTTATGGCTCAGTTCAGTCCCTTATAAGGCTCAATCGCCCCTCTATGACAAATCTTTACAAGATAGCTCAAGCATTGTCTTGTGATGTAACAGAGTTGTTTTTATCTGAAGATGAAATAGAGAATCCAACTTCTTTTAATAATGTAGAAGAAGAAAAATTGTCAATAGCAACCGATGTTAACGTTAATGTTTTAGAGCCTTCTTCAACACCTGAAACAAAAACTATTCATGATGCTATAACTTGTCCTTATTGTAGCAAACGTTTTTTGTTGTTGGACTGATGATGTGATTATTTTGATGCTCCTCTTTCTTGGTGGAGTACTTTGTGTAAATTGTTCCTTTTACATTTCGTGTTTTTAATAGTGTAGTCCGAAAGGAATTTATATATTTCTTGATTTTCAGATAGATAAGCAGTGTTTGGTTTACCTAACACTGCTTTTTTGATGTTGAAACAAAAGGAAGAGCGACCGCCACACTAAGGGCTTCTCTGTCGCCCCGAACTTTTTTTGATCTTTAAATATGCTTACGCCCTCCGAGATGGTCGAGACTCAGAAGGTAGCCGCCCGCTGCGATCTTCGATGCTCAGATTTTTATATATATAATAAGGTGTAAAGCTGGTTAATAGTTTTTTTTTATTATTTTTCTTCGCAAATAATAAAAATAATTCTCTTTTTCTTGTATAAACTAAAAACATTTAGTACCTTTGCATTGTCAAAAACAAAAAACAATAACCGCCGAGCAATAGCACGGCATAAAAACAAAAAAACAATGAAAAGAGAAATTAAAATCGCAGCACTTGCAGCAATTGCAGCCGCTAACCCTGAAGGTTTTACCGTTAACGCTAAAACGTTAACGCCTGTTACATCTGGTTACGCTGTGGCTGTTCGTGTCACTCAAAACAGCTTCGGCCCTGAAGGTCTTGCCGCTGTAGTAGATTACGCAAAAACAGATAAAGAAGTTGCCGCCTTCGGTGGCTGGCTGGATTCGGACACGGGTCTATATTACTACGATGCTGTAGTAATTACATACTCATTTGAACGCGCAAAGGCTATCGCAGAGCGTGAAGGTCAAATCGCTTTCTTTTCATTAGATGAAATGAAAGAGTATCGAATTAAGTGATTAACCAGCCAGGCGCAAGCCTGGCACTAAAAAACAAAAAAATATGAAACAAACTACTTTATACAATCGATTTAAAAAGCTTTCTTTTCCTGCTACCTCTGTAGCTGCTCGAGTTATTCGTTATTTGTGCGGCGAACGTACTTATACAACTATGGGGTACGTTGATGATAAAAAATTAATTCGTCCCTGTTACGCTGCCGGTCGTGGTAGATTTATTCACAACGCGGATCATACTTCCGAGGTTTGCGCCTTACTTGATAGATTAGGCGTTAAATACGAAAAAGGAAACGACGCGCCGCGCGGTGGTCTAACTGGTAATTATATCGTATAATTACAAAAATAGTGGAGGGCTAAAAATGAAAGTAAATAATTTATATCGTTCACAGATGCGAATGAATAAGCGTTTTTTTTCTCTACTTAATAAGTACGAAAAAATCGTTAATATCGTTTTGATTTCGCTAAGTATATATACAATATATTTCATATACATGTACGCTTAACAGGGCGGGCGGTCCCTTATAAACCGCCTAATAAATAAACAGAATAAAAAACATTCAGGCGGTAGCCTGAAATAAAAAAACAAAATTATGAAAACAAATTTTAAAAATATAGCATCTATTAAAGAGATTAACGCACGTAAAACAGCCTTAACCGCTTATATTGCACACGAACAAGACGCGCCCGCCTTATATGTTGGAACTTATGCGAAGTATAACGCGGGAGACCTTGCGGGGGCTTGGATAAATCTTCAGGCTTGCGAGGATAAGGAAACCTTTTTAAATGTTTGCCGTGCATTGCACGGAGATGAAGCATACCCGGAATTAATGTACCAAGACTTTCAGGGATTCCCAAAAGAATTATATTCGGAGTGTGGCGGGGTTGATAACCTTTATACATATATAGAGGCGTTGGAAAGTTGTGAAAATCGTGAAGCTCTCGCGGCTTTCCTTGAGTATTTCGAATTAGATGATCTTTGTGAATTTGAGGATCGTTTTATAGGTCCTTTTGATTCTGAAGTAGATTTCGCCTATGATTATGTAGATAATAGGGAGCTTTTAAAAGATGCGGGAAATTTAGCATTATATTTTAATTACGAAGCATACGCCCGCGATTTGTTTATAAATAACTATGTCTTTATAAATGGCTTTGTATTCTTTAAAGGAAATTTAAAGCAATAGCTAAATTTTAATTTTATAACCTCGTGGGGCTTTTAGCTCCACACAAAAAAATCAGAATATGGAAACAAAGAATTTAATTAACGCTATTAATATAGATAATATTTATAATCGTGCGCAAATATATTTCCGTGTCGAGCGTTTCGCCCGTGCTGTCTGGGGTGGGTTAACCGTGGAAATCAATGAGAAGACCGGCACGCTTACCCTATTGAAGGGATCTTATATCCTTTCACGTGTAGCGAGTTTTGAAATACTCGCTAATCAAGAAGGGGATAACATCTATTTACAGGCGGGGGAAGGTTCGCCCTTCTCCTCTGCCTGGGTCGTACGAGGAAATGAAGAAGGGGCGGACGTTATGAATGACTGCCCAGCCTGGAAAGCTGCCGAGGCTGCCGCCTGTGAAAATGAAACAAAGCCCTTCGATAGCTTGGAAGTGGGGGACTTCTTGCACGGCTGGGCGGGCTGGTCGTCTAAAAATGGTTCAGTATCTGAATATATGGAGGACTTCGCAAGTATAGAAGAAGATTCGGACGGCGTTAATTTTTGCGCCCATTTAATGCGTATTGATAAGATTATAGAAATGACGGATAAAGAACTTTCCGCCCTTTCTTTCTGGAAATTTAACGGCGGTGTTGATGGTGGCAGCTTTTCGGATGATGCGCCCGCGGTTGGTTTTTCTGCTCTGTCTTGGTCTCAGAAGCATAGTTTTATAGATTCCGTTTGTCTTGTTCGCACCCCTACGCGCTGGGTTGCCGTTGATCCTCAGGGTTACACATATAGCCGTTACGTTTATTTTCCGCTTTCTTGGCGGGTCTTTTTTGCCGATTCTTATTCTCAGGCAAAGACTATCAGAGAGGAAAGAAAGCGCAAGGAGCAGGAGGAAAAGGAGGCAAGAGATAAGGCACAGCGTGAAGAATACGCAGCCCGTGCGGCTCGTGCTGTTGCTTTGATGGAAAAAGCAAAAGCAAAAGTATATCAAGAAGATGATAAGCGTACGGAAGTACGATTAACAAGTAATGTAAGGCGTTATTTATCCGTTTGCTTTCCTGCTGTCAAATTTGAAATAAAAAGAAGTAGCTGGGGGTATTTTACCCGTACTATTAGATGGGCGGGCGGTCCAACTGAAAAGGAGGTTAACGAGGTCTTAGAAGTTATGAAGGGGGATCACTGGGCACCAGAAGAAGGGTATAACCCAGGCGAGGAAGTGCGCTATCTTCATAATGATTTTACAAACCGTTACGGCCGTTTATCACATTACACATTATATCGCGATTAATTCGGTATAGTTTCTTAATTTCATAATCTTTGCGGGGCTGGTCTCAGCCTCGCACGAAATAAAAAAATATGGTAAAGATCCTTTTATATATAGTTTTAACCTTGGTTGCGCTTGCGGTGGTTTACTTTGGCGTTTTGGTATTGTTTGCGCTTGCTTGTTTCGTCGTCCCTGTTGTTGGTGGTCGGATGTTTGATAATGAATAATACCGCCCTTCTCGTCTGCTTTTTTTGCTTTATTTGTGGTTAATCTGGGCGGGTGCTGTCTTGCTTTTTTAGTTCAAAAAGTCCAATTGTCCAGATATGCTATATATAGGACTTTTGAAAATTTGGAAAATATTTAGAAAATTACAGAGCTTTTTCTTGCTCTGATTATAAAAAAATAATTTATGGAAGATTTAAAAAACGTTGTTGAGATAAAAAATAAATTTATCTGTGCTCAGGTCTTTGATCGTGTGGAACGCTTTACCCGTGTTGTATTTGAACTTTTCAAGGTTGAAACCGATTTTAAATCGGGGTGCGTGTCTGTAGTTTGTGGTGAAGCTTTTAAAAAGACTTTAGCGATATATGATATTATGACAGACGACACGGGCGCAAATATAGAACTTCGTGCCAAGTATAGAAATAAAAAACTTTTTAAGCCTGTTCTCACTGTAGAAGATGGCAGCGGGAAAAGTTCCGATATAATGACCCTTTGCCCCTACTGGCTAACTGCTGAAAAAATGGCTAAGAAGTTAACCGCCGAAGTGCCTTTTAATCATTGGAAGAATGGTTCTTTTATTTTTGGCTGGCCTGGTTCAGTCTGCAAACTGTCTTCTATCCTTGATTATGTCAAGAGCTTTTTAAGGATTGATTCTGATGGGTCTGTTATGGACTTTAAGCCGCGTTTGCTTCATATTGAGAAAATCGTAGATATGACGGACGAGGATTTAACCGCTTTGAATATTCACGACTATACAGGCGGTTTCAAGGGTGGCAGCTTATCGGAGGACATCGGAGAAGAAAGTGTTTATAACTTATCGTGGCCACGCAAACATTCTTTTATACAGCGTGTTTGCTTGATACGTACGCCTTCGCGGTGGGTAGCGATAGATCCACAAGGTTACAATTATACCAGATATGTTTATTTCCCGTTGTCGTGGTGCGACATGTTCGCAGATGTCGTTCTGCGTGCCAAAGAGGAAATAGAAGGGGCTGCCAGGCTTAAGGAGCGAGACGAAGCAAGGCAGCAACAACGACAAAAAAGGGCTTATACCTTGCGCACGAAAAAAGCGGTTAAGATGATGGAGACTTTAGGCGTACAGCCTTTGCAAAAGGATCAACGAATCACAGAGAACCGCCTGACGGAGAATTTAAGGGCGTTTCTTTCGTCTTGCTTTCCTGAGGCTACTTTTGACATTCGGAACACTTATACCGCCTTTGATCGTGATATAGTGTGGAGTGGCAGCCCTGACAGATTAGACGTTTCGGAGGCCGTAGCAGTGATGCAGGGAGACGCCTGGGAATGTCGTTCGGCTGAGGACGGACAGACCTACACGAATATGATAGATAACGACTTTACGCGAAAGTATGGGAAATTTGGTATTTGTCGTTTCTTTGATGAGGTTTAGCCCTTTTAAATTCTCAGTGTAAAATGATTAATTTTCATAATTTTCTATATTAAATTAGCGGGTTTTAGGTTTGGGAAATTCTTTGATTAATCCAGATATTTTTAAGATACTCTTATATAGGACCTCTGAAAAATTGGAAAAATCGTGGAGATTTTCTGACCTACTGCCCGTTTCTTTTTAGAAATTAGAAATTAGTTTTTTGAGAGAGTCAAATGTCAAATAAGAAAACGTTTTTCATTATTAGAAATAGGTAGGTTCCTGACTATATGAATAATCTTTGAAAAGGATGTGCGTGCAATGATTTTTGTTTATTTCAATATAAAGGAGGTTGAGACAATTCCTATATATAGGACCTCTGAAAAATTGGAAAACTTTTTAGATTTTTGCTTGGCATTCCCTTCTTGAAAATTGAAAATGGTATTTATGCCTTTTATAGTAATCGAAAACGATAAGTTACTATGAGTACAAAAATGATACTTGTTAAGTCTGACCACGTTACAGAGGTTCTAAAAAGTGGTAACGAAGATGCAATCGTGCAGATGTTGGTTATAAAGCACAAAGCACTTGCAAACGCTATTACGAACGCTGACTTTTACAAGAGCGTAGGTAATAAAGAATTTGCAGCAACAGAGCAGCAAAGAGCTGATAGACTTAGAAGAGATATTGAAAGATTAAGCAAGTAATAACAATTAAAAACTATAAGTTAATAATATTAGTTTTTTGCGTGCTCATAGCGAGCATTTGATGAAAGGAGAACTCATAACGCTTATATAAGGCGTAACAATATTTAGATTTCATTTTTCATAGTTTTTGTTTTTAGCCGTGTGGATTTTGTCCCACGGCTTTTTTAATTATTTCTGGAGAGGATATTAACGAGGATAACAAAAAGGGCGACCCTACCACTGGAGGCGGTGGTGGTACTGAAGGAGGAACACCAGTGCCAGGGAATACGATTGAGGGCTAAAAGTTTGCTACAAGCTTTATCGTAGTCCTGTAGTCTGTTTCGTGTTCTCCTTCTTGCTATGCTTATTCTCTTTTATTACGGGGCTGATACATAAGGTATCGGTTCCGTTTTTTCTTATATAATGGTGTCTGTTTCTTAGTGTTTAGATAAAAGTTTTATTTTTAGTGAAAATATTAACTTAAAAGTTTGGAGCGTACATTTATTTTGCTTACCTTTGCATCAGTTAATAAACAACTAATATTTAATAGTCGAGCTGCGCTTGACACAACAGAAAGTAAAATGAAAATCGAGTTAAATTCATCAATTTGTCCTTTGGTTGATTTTTCAACCTATGAGACGCCTCTATCTGCATCTTTTTTTGAAGACTATGGTCGTGATTACATAGGTGAGTTTGAAACAGTTAGCGTTAATCAGGACGATGTTGACGTTGTTATTATGGAGAAAGTTGCTGCTGTTATGCAGGACGAGATAGCACCTGTGTTGGTTGATTATGGTGTAAAGTCAATCAATATTGGTGAGCTTTGTAAACCTAAGGAATATAATTTTAGACATGATAGTTTTGATTTTTCGGTTGAAATGAAAGAAGACTGGAAGGTATGTGCTATCACTTTCTTAGAAAAGAATCTACAGAATAAAAAACTGTGTAATTATATACAGGAAAATTGGGTGTCTCGTTCTGGATTTTGGTCTTTAATGCCTGAGAGTATAGAGAGCCTCGTGTCAACTTTAAAAGGTCATGATACACGTTATACGGATGATTATCTACTCGGTGCCTATCTTACTTTGGTAGGGTTAGAAACAGACGTTCTGATGCCTTGTCAAGTGTTTGAAGATATGGTCTTTGATGAGATTACTGAAAATACTTATTTAACGGTTCCTTATTGCTATATTCCTGATGATTGGATGGAACTTTATAACGATGATGCTGCTGTCGACGAACTTTATTATAACTTGTTGGATAAGATTGGTCATGTTTGGCGTGGAATGAATGCAATTTATGATACACAGAGTTGTGAATCTTATGATTGCAATGACAATGCTTCACGTATGATTGCGTGGGCAATGAAAAATAACATAAGTGTGGAAGACGCACAGGATATTGCTGCTGGGCGTAAGGTTTATGAATATGGAATGTTGATGTATGCTTAAAGAATATGATTTTAGATATTCTGTTCACGAGGTGGACGGAAAATCATTTGAACTAATAGAATGTAAGACTTGGCCACGCTTGAATGTTCAAGTGCTGGACACTACTCCTGAACGATTTGCTGAAGACGTGGCAGCCGTTAAAGCTCGTTCCATGTGTGGATATACAGAGGAGGATAAAACCTTTATCTTAAAACATGCTGGAGGGGAGGGCAACGGAGAACTTAAACAGAGTAATCTGGATGAAATCTATGACGGAATGGTTGAGATAATGAAAGCTGCTGTAAAATGGTGGCAGCTGAACCGCCTGAAATTAAGAAATTCAAAAACGGCTTTTTGGTCGGACGTGGCAAAATAAGTTTTATTAAGTTTATAGAATATCATAAATAGCTGACCTAACGGTTTGACGGGGAAAGTATATGAGAGACTACACTTCATTTATCGGTACCAATGGCAGAGAGGTTTGTCGTATGTCTGGTACTCCAAAGAATATTGCAGCCTTTGAAAAGAGAGCAGAGAACGCAGAGGTTGTGGCAATCGGACGTTATTTTTCGTCTTCGTCTATTTGGCCAGAAGATGTTATTTATTTGAGGAAAGTAGACGGTCGTTGGCAGTCGGGACTGAAAAAAGGATATAAAGGGTATTTCCTTTATTATCTTAAACCATTGAAAATTAATTTTTCTTTGGTTCGTGAAGAGATTTCTGAGGAGGAAGGTAATAGGGCTATCAAGGACGCTGCTCCTGAGTTGATGGAGAGTGCTGCTAAGGTTATAGCCTGGTGCGATAAGAAAGACGAGACGGACGAAGATGGTCGTTATTGGTTGTCTGCTTATCAAGGTGCAGGTGTCTATCGTCTCATAGTTGCTGATGGTAAGATACGTGGTGCAATTTATGGAGGATTCCATGACTGTCGTAAAACTCCTCGTGTGTCTGTTTTTGGTGACTTGGTTTTTAAGGAAGCCTTGAAGTTAGCCGTTGAGAAAGAACTTGGTACGTCTGACTTTCATCTTCTGAAAGCTGATGGTAGTGGTACCTATTTTTTCTTGCGCAATCAAGAAGATAGTATTTATCTTGAGACGAAAGAGTATGACGTTCCAATGGCAGATGGTACGGGGTGGCATCATAATATTGAAATACAACCATCACTAATATAGTGTGAGAAAATAATTGGAAAATATTTAAAAAATAAATAGCTGGCCTATCTGGCTTTACGGGGAATGGAAAATGAAAAGATACACATTTAATGTTACCTTATCGAATGGAAACGAGATTCACGTTACTTCGGTTGGTAAGGATAAAGAGGATGCTATAGAGCGGTTTATGTCGCTGCCAAAAACTATTGAGTTTATTGGTAAGTCTACTGTTACGGCAGTTTGCCTTGTGAAAGAGGAGGAAATCACCTTGTCACCTTTTAATCGTTTTGTTCTACAGAGTAGTAAAGACAAAGGCTGGTGGGTTGTTGGTGATCCAGAAGGAACTTTTGTTGTTCGTTTCAAAGAGGGTGAGTTCAATGAAACTCGAGAGATAACTTACTTACGAGATAGTCCTATGGACGCACTGGATGAAGCACGTGTGTTGCGTGAAATACCAGAATGGTTGCAGGCTTATCATTCGGAGGTGCTTTAGAAAATCTTAAAAAATACGCTATGGATGTTTATTGTGTGCAAGAAACAATAGGTGGATGGAAACAAACGCCTATGTTTGAGGGGACGTTTGACGAGTGTCAGGATTTTCTTGAGACTAATTGCGATTATAGCCGTTCTTCATTTGCGATAGTTAATAAGGACGTTCTTAAGATAGATTATTTATAAACATAAAAAGCTGAGCTACCGGCATGACGGGCAAAATGTATGACGGCAAAAGAATTTGATTATGTTCTTTCTTTATTAGATACAACAATACGTATTGAAAATAATGTAGATATAGAAGATGAACTTAACGAAAATTGTTGTAAGACTGTTTCTGTACTTTTGAAAAATGGTACTTCGATTTGTGGCGTTCGGTATCACATGATTCAAAATTGTTCTTACTTATTTCGTACAGAAACACTTGTCTTTGTTGATAATGACAAATGCTCTAATATTATTTCTCTTGATGATATATCAGGAATTAGTTTTGAAAAAACTTTTAAACGTTAATAAAAAGAAATAGCTGGGCTATCGGCGTGACGGGCAAAATGTATGGAAAATAATAATAAAGAGAATAAAAAAATGACAGCATTGCCTGTTTGGATGCCTAATGCTTGTCCGAAGTTTAACGACAATATGCAGGCAAATTCGCCCTTTATCGTGACGCGTGAGATGACACGTACAGATTTAGGATTAAGTATTATCGGAACGAGATACCCTCGTGTGGTTGCACGGTATGTCTCATTTCCTACGCAGCGTGGTATTACACGAGTTCGGAAAGATGGTACTACTACGCAGGCGCAAATTGCTGAGGAAGGTCGACGGTCTTATCTTGATGGTCGTGCCTTGGCTATTGAGAATGGACGTGAGGCTGCAAAGCGGGGTATAACCGTAAAGGAGTATATCGAGGACATTCTTGGTCGAGTTTATGACGAGGAATATGATGAACCACGTCCTGTTGCAAAGGTGCCAGGATTAAACGCTTACCTTGAATTACGTGGATGTATGGATGACTTAAAAGGTAAAGAAGTTGACTGGGCGAGCGTTCTTCATCAGCTTGAATTGATGGCTGAATGGGCACAGAACATTTGGATACATAGGGATCGTAAGTATCGCGCTTCACGTCTTGAAGACCTTCAGCCGCTTGAGGAATGGGAAGAGGAGTATGATCCGGCCGTTTCGCCTACGCTCTATCCTAAGCGTGGTATTGGTTTGACCTATGTGGATTATTCGCGTCGTCCTGAACTCTTACACGTGAGAACATCACGTGATACAGGTATTACGAAAGAACGCATTGCAGAGATTAAGGCGGTACGTCAGCACAGGGCTGATATGAACGCTATGGGCTTTAAGGAGTAAAGGAATGGGGATAGGTCTCAGCTTTATACTGCTACTCTTCCCCTACCCTCCCCTTGACAGTAAAGCAAAGATGCGGGGCATAAATCCCTATTATAATAAAAGGACAAGACCAAATCCGTCCTTGATTGATAGTAAAGACTCTCTGAATGATACTTCCTCATACAGCACTGTCTATGCCTGTTACACCGATAGATGTCATTTGCCCTCCATCTTGATTGTAAATCCTTTCCAATTTGTAATGAATTAGAATGAATTTGAGCTCTCTCTGCTCCTGTCTCTACCATCCTTACCTAACTCTTCGTGAGGGATATTCTTAAGTTTTCATCTTCTTACATAAAAAACAAACATATTAAACATATAAATATTTTCGTATATACGTACTTTCGTACTTTTCTTTATACAAAAATAACAAACATATTATATCGCTTGTTAGAAAGCGAGTTTATTAATTAACTCGTTATTAATATATTATTATACAAATCTATTAAACTAATCATTTATGAAAAAGGTTATTTATTTTGCAGTATTGGTAGTTGTATTACTATCTGCTTGCAGTAGTGAGAGTAATTCACATCTTGAAGTGCCTGTAACACAGCAGAAAACGGTTACTTTCTTGTGTAATGGTTTTACGCAAAGAACGGAGAATATGGCTAAGGATGTCGTAACTCGTGCTTCTGAAACAACGTCCTTGACGGCAGATGGTATCGGTATGACCGACTTGTGGTTATTCGATTATGTAGGAGGAGAGCTGAAACAGACGATACATCAGGTTGCTACTGATGATGACTTTGGTAAGCCTTCTGTAAAGCTTGACTATGGTCAGCATGTTATTCGCATTGTCGCTTCTCGTGGAAATCACCCTACTCTATCGTCTGATATTATCACATGGGAGAAGGCAAGTGACACCTTTGCTAAAGAGCTTAATGTGAGTGTTGCTTCGGGAATGGAAACTGTACAGCGTATTACACTGGAACGTGTTGCCACACGTTTGAATGTTAAGATTACAGACGTTGTACCCCCGTCAGCTGTTACTCTGGATTTAGATCTTGCGACTTGGTATAAGTCGTTTAGCGTTCCTTCGCTCTTTGCTGTCAATGATAATGCGACACATTATAGCATTAATATTAAGAAATTCGTAGGAACAAAGGATGCTTCCTTGGCGGTATATTCATTATCACCTTCAGCAGAATCGTGGAGTACGAATGTAACATTGGTGGCTAAAGCTGAAGACGGGAAGGTTCTTTCACAAATTGTTGTACCTTCTGTACAGATGAAAATGAACCGTACAACAGTCCTCTCTGGCGAACTATTTGGGAAAAGTAAACAGATGTCTTTTGCTCTTAACACACAATGGAACGAAGATTATGCGCAGAATTTCTGATTATTTATACTTAAAGGCTTGCTGT